CCTTGATACTATCGTTATACATTGCATTTATGTTCATCTTATCTCCTTTGGTTGATTATGTACCCATCCATTTAATAGTGTAGATATAGGTACTTTATACGTTGCTATTGACTGGGGTAGATATCAATATATCTCATCATATCAATAGGTTAATTCATATTGGGTAATCAGTTAATCAATAGGCAAGCTAAGGTTAACTAACTACCACATATATATATACAACTTATGTCGTTGTCACGAGTGACCAACGAGCATCAGTTGAAGTACAGTAACAACAGTAAAGAAGAACAGCGAACAACAGTGAGCTGAATAACTAACAACAGTAATAAAAAGGGTGGGTTTAAGAATCACCCCTTCGTCATGATAGTCGCAGAACTATCTGACAATAGGGGGGTTATGTACACCACTATAACAGATAAAGGGGACATCATTATGATGGTAGCAGCAGGAAAACTAGGAATAGAAATAGTAAAAAAATTAAAATTTGGCAAAAGTTTTGTAGGAAAAAAATCAAAAGAAGCAGTAACTAAGCTAGGAAACAAAGGTCATCCTACAGCAGCTAGAGTATTAGATGCAGTAATGATTAAAGGAAACAAGGGCATAAACTATGGTGTTAAACAAGCCAAAAAATATCCTAAATCAGCGTCAGCTGTAGGTGGTGCATCATTAATGGCATTTCTTGACGATTAATGGCTAAGCAAACTCACTACATACCAAGGGATCAACCTAAAAAAAGACCAGGAATCCACAAAAAATCGAAATCGAAGTCGGAAAAACTACAGCAAAGTCACAATAGATATAAGGGACAAGGAAGATAATGGCTAAAAAAGGTTTATATGCTAATATTCACGCCAAGCGAAAGAGAATTGCTGCAGGTAGTAAAGAGAAAATGAAGAAGAAAGGGTCAAAAGGTAGACCTACTTCAGCTAACTTTAGGAGAGCAGCTACAACTGCTAAGAAATAATGGCACAAACAGCAGCATGGCAAAGAAAAGCAGGTAAAAACCCAAAAGGTGGCTTAAATGCTAAAGGTAGAGCTAGTTATAAGAAGCAAACTGGGGGAACTTTAAAAGCTCCTAGTAAAAAAGTAGGGAATAAAAGACGTGCATCGTTCTGTGCTAGAATGACTGGCATGAAGAAGAAGCTTACCTCTGCTAAGACTGCAAGAGATCCTAATAGTAGGATTAATAAATCATTAAGAGCTTGGAACTGCTAATGAGAGATACAAAATCAATACAAAATTACTTGAAAGAGAATTACAAAAGAATACAAGAAATGAGCCTATTCAGAAACCTTAAAAAAGAAGTCGTAATAGGAGCTAATGGGACTCAATCTTATATTATTAAAAAAGGCCCCAATAAAAACAAGGTAGCAAAATGAAAAATAAATTAGAAAAACTAGCGACACAAATGATGAGCTTAACTCCAGAAGAAGGAGAGCAATTAGCCTTAATTATTAAAGCTAAAGCTATGCCAGAGATAGCTAAACAACAACAACAACAGCAACAGCAACAAGGATTATTACAGCAGAATCCTCAAGCTCAACAACAAATGGCTCAAATGGGTCAAAGACGTGGTGGTCAACAACCCATGCCTAACGCAAGAATGGCTGCTCAACAAGGTTTATTAAAATAGGAAATAATTATGCCAATGGTAGGAAAAAAGAAATACCCATATTCAAAAGCTGGTAAAAAGAAAGCTAAGATAGCTGCTAAAAAAACTGGTAAGAAAGTTAAAAGAGGTTACTAATGAAAATATATAAAGGCGATCAAAACTTTATGAAGTCACCTCCAAAGAAACCTTCTATGGTAAAACAAATAATGAAGAAGGGTATCAAGTTTGGAGCTAAAGTTGCATTTAGTCCAATAACTCTTGCAATAGCAGCTACTCCACAAATATATAAATTAGGTAAAGCTAAAAAATTTAAATATTCTAAAGTAAGACAGTTTGATAAAAGAGGAAGAAAATCATAATGTCAGAAGAAATAAAAAAAGAAGATGTTAAGTCTACAAACTTAGGTGGTAAAAGACCTGGAGCTGGTAGACCTGTAGGTGCAGCCACTAAGAAGAAGTGGAAATCTATGGAAGATATGGCAGATAAATATCAACATTCTCCTTTGGATTATCTATTAGCTGTGTTAAACAATCCTATGAGCTCACCTGAGCGTAAAATGTATGCAGCAGAAAAGGCAGCTCCATTTGTTCACCCTAGGTTAGCATCATCAACGTCTAAAATAGGAACAGATGAACCAATCGCAATCAAAGTCTCTTGGCAAAAAGACGACTAAAGACAAAGTTGCTAACATAGAAATACCCTATAAGCCAAGACCTTATCAACTAGACGTACACAACTCATTAAAAAGATTTAGTGTTCTAGTATGTCACAGGAGATTCGGAAAATCAGTACTAGCTATAAACGAATTAATTAAGACAGCAGCAGATAAACCAAGATCCTTATGTGCATTTATTGCACCAACTTATCGTCAAGGTAAGAGTATCGCTTGGGAATATTTGAAACAATACACAGCACCATTAATGAAATTTGGTGGTAGCAGAAACGAAACAGAATTAAGAATAGATCTATTCAACAACTCACGTATACAAATCTTTGGAGCAGATAATCCTGATAGTATTCGTGGAATGGGATTTGATAGTGTTGTGATGGATGAATACGCAATCATGTCTCCTAGAGTATGGACTGAGATTGTAAGACCAGCAGTATCTGATAAATTAGGAAAGGTTTTATTTATTGGTACTCCAATGGGACATAACCAGTTTTGGGAAGTATTTGACTTTGCACAACGTGGTCATAAGGATTGGTATGGGAAACTATACAGAGCTTCTGAGACAGGGGTAATCCCAGCTGACGAGCTACAACAAGCTAAGGATATAATGAGTCCTGAGCAGTACGAACAAGAATTTGAATGTTCATTTACTGCTGCAGTATCAGGAAGTTACTTTGGAAGATTAATAACTAAAGCAGATAAAGAAAAAAGAATTGGTGAAGTACCTGTAGACGAAGCTGTTGGTGTAGAAACTTGGTGGGACCTGGGTATTGGAGATTCTACTGCAATATGGTTTGCACAAAGAATTGGAGATGAAGTTCATTTAATAGATTATTACGAAACTTCAGGTGAATCATTAGCACACTATGCAAATATCTTAATGGAAAAAGATTATGCTTATAGTAGACATATAGCACCTCACGATATAATGGCGAGAGAGTTAGGAACAGGTAAATCAAGATTAGAAGTTTCAAGAGAATTAGGTATTGACTTTGAAGTAGCACCTAAGTTAGAAGTAGATCATGGAATCGAATCTGTAAGAAATACATTACCTAATTGTTATTTTGACAGAGTTAAATGTAAAACAGGATTAGATGCTTTGAGACAGTATCGAAAACAATGGGACGACAAGAATCAAGTTTTTAAAAATAAACCTCTACACGACTGGTGTTCACACGCAAGTGATGCATTTAGATACGGATGTGTACACGACCCAATTGATACATCAGACTGGGATAAACCAATTAATATAGATACAAAATACGTAGTATGAAAAACAAAAAATCAAATCAAGAAATATTATCAGTAGTAAGCAGAGAAATACATAACGCATCAGGTTACATTGGTGGAGAACTTGTATCTGCTAGAAAAAAATCATTAGAATATTATTTAGGCGAACCTCTTGGTAATGAACAAGAAGGTCGTTCTCAAGTTGTTTCTAACGATGTTTTAGATACAGTAGAAAGTTTAATGCCATCATTGATGAGAATTTTTACATCAGGTGATAATGTATTTAACTGTGAAGGTATGGGGCCAGAAGATGAAGAAATGGCTAGACAATGTTCAGATTATTTAAACTATATTTTCTATAAAGAGAATGATGGTTTCCTTTGTTTATATACAGCATTCAAAGACGCACTAATTCAAAAGAACGGAATCTTAAAAGTATATTGGGATGATGCAGAAAAAATTGAAAGAGAAGAATACAAGAGATTAACTGAAGATGAGTTTAATGATTTAGTATCTCTTGATATGATTAAAGTATCAGCTCATACTGCTTACAAAGAACCTATTACAGATGAGTCTGGTAAAGAAATAGATAAAATTACACTACATGATGTAGTAATCCATAGAACAAAAATTTATGGTAAAGTAAGAATAGAACCAGTTCCACCAGAAGAATTTCTAATTGAACGTAGATGTAAGTCAATTGATACTGCAAACTTTGTTTGTCATAGAGTGAACAAAACAAGAACAGAATTAGTTGAGATGGGTTATGATAAAGATTTAGTTGACTCGTTACCTACTGGTGATGGAGATTTTTATAGTGAAGATAAATTTACTAGACATCAAAACGTAGACTTTTCTCATGGAGAATCTGATGGAGATAAAAGTACACAAGATATTTTAATTCATGAATGCTATGTTAGAATGGATGTAGATGGAGATGGTAAAGCAGAATTACTAAAAATTTGCGTAGCAGGTGATGGTAAAAAACTTCTTGATATGGAAGAAATAGATACTATGCCTTTTGTTTCTATGACTCCAGTTATCATGCCACACAGATTCTATGGTAGAAGTATAGCTGAATTAGTAGAAGATATACAATTAATTAAATCAACTGTAATGCGACAGATGTTAGACAATATGTATCTAACAAATAATAATAGAGTTGCAGTACAAGATGGACAAGTTTCAATGGATGATCTTTTAACAAATCGTCCAGGAGGAATTGTAAGAACAAAACAACCTCCTCAAAATGTGATGATGCCTATTCAGGCTCAACCCATTACAGAACAAGCAAGTGGTATGTTAGCATATTTAGATTCCGTTAAGGAAACTAGAACAGGTGTTAGCAGACAATCACAAGGGCTAGATTCAAATGCATTAAGTAGTACAGCAACTGGCCAAAACCAAAATCTAACACAATCACAAATGAGAAT